AGCCCAACCTTGATTTAAAGATTGTTCAAATGCACTGCCTGCTGTATCTGTATCATAACCAGCAAATCTATAATCATTATAAATAGAGCCAGCATTTTGTAAGTTTTCTAAACCAGCACCTGTTGCGATTTCAGTACCATATTTGGCTACTTTACCTAAGCCTGTTGCAACACCACCAGCTAAACCTTCGCTTAAACCTGCTCTACCTAATAAGCCACCTATTTTACCAGCATTAAATGCGGCACCTGTAGCACCACCTGTACGCATAGCCATGGCTACTTGAGGAGCTGTATTACCAAAGAAATTACCTACTTGAGCAGACCAATAGTGAGGATTTGTTACTTGTTCACCCCATGATAAGTCAGCGGTATCTCCCATTGTACTACGATAAGCAGACAGATTAGCATAAAATTTTGCTTTGTCTTCGGCTTGTCCTCTGAGCCATTGTGCTGTATCTCCATCAATGTTAGAAAGTCCGTATGAAACGGACCCTAACATATCAGAACCTAGTCTGTCAATACCAGAACTAAAGTTGCCTAATGTTTCGTCAAGGATGCCACTATAGCTGGCTTTACCCATATAGTCAGAACCATATTGGGCTAAATTATTTTCATATGCGGCTTGAGCATTTGCATTAGCTAATCCGTCTGTCCATCTTGCCATATATTAAACTCCTTTATCCTGTATAAGCTGTTTGTTTTTCTGTACCCCATGCTTTTGTTTTTGCATCTTGGTCATATTTTTGCCATCCTAATACCTTAGATATTGCATCTTGTCCTTCTACTGTATTAGCATATGGAGCCAGTTTATCAATAATACTTTGTGTTGTATTTGCTACAGAACCTTTCCAACCATCATAAGATGTTTTGGACCAGTCTGCATCAGAAGCTGCTGTAAATTCTTCTTGTCCAGAAGCTAAGATTTTACCAACATTATTTTGTTGTGCGATTGTCAAATGAGGTTGACCATCTGCTCCTAAATAAGAACCATCTGGTAATTTAGAACCTGCGGCACCTCTTGCATCTGCACGCATACCAGCAACAGCGAGTGCTTGTGCCATTTTGGACTCTTGCAATTCTTTTTGATGTTGGAATTGCATTTGTGCTAATTCTTTCTTTTGAGCAAATGCTCTGTTTTGGTCATCGACCGCTTGTTGACGTTTCATGTTCAACATAGCCATTTGATTATTATTCATGTATCTGTCAGCCATAGGGTCTAAACGAACACCTAATGCTTGACCAAGACTAGCTAACATTTTGCTATTAGAACTGTTATGGCTATCAGCAATCATTTGTGCTAATTGACCGGCGTTAGTTAATTTTTGTTGATTGTTAGCTGTATTAGCAGAAGATACCGCTTGATTTACTAAGGCTTTCATTTGGTCTGCATTATTTTTACTTAATGCTGTACCCATTTCGCCAAAGTAAGATGAATTACGTAAGCCAGCAATACGACCTGCTTGTGTAGCACGTGCGGCTTCTACTTCAGGACTAGCCACTTGGTAATTCATTAATTGATTTATTTTACCCCAATCTAGCTTTTCATTTGGGTCATCAAATGCAAAGTTTTGAGCTTGAGGATTATTGTTCTGATACCGTGTCATAGACGTAGGAGAACCTGCTTGAGAGAAAGCATCACGAGCAGCTTTTTGTCTTGGATATAAATCAGTATCAGCACTACGTTCAAAGTTATCGTGGAACCATACTGCGGCTTGTTCAGGAGTATCAAAACTATTAAGTGTATTAATACCCTCTGGACCAAGTTCCTTTAACATATACTGAAATTGTGCTTCTGGACTACCAGATGAAATGCCTAAAGACTTGGCAAAATCTGCCAAGCCTTGTTGTCTATCAGCACTTGTATATTGGAAAATACCATAGCCATGTGTTCCATTAACTGGAATTTCGTTTGCATGTCCACCACCTTCGATAATAGTAGGGTCCATATTGGACTCCATCATACCATTACCAATGATACCAGCGGCTGCCGCAGGAGTTAAACCATACCCCTGTAATAATCCCATATAATCAGCCATAGTACCTCCTATTTAATATTTTGTGTTAAACCACCATATGCTTGCCAATACTGAGGGAAATCTTGATAGTTTTGGTCGTGTACTCGTAAACCTTGATTAGCTTGACCATAACCCTTGATGTAGTCAATTGCACCAGTATTGTTTGTAAGTGCACCACCGATTGTGTCAGCGTTTAAACCGAATGCATTTCTGTAACCACGACCAGCTAAATCAGCTTGAATATTCATGGCTTGATTTTGTAAATTTTTATTAGTTGCGTATTCAGGGTTTTGGTATAAACCTTGAAGATTTGTTAAACCAGATGTAAAACCTTGTTGTCGTGCTAATTCTTCTTTTTGAGCTTGATTATTAGCTTCACGAAGAGCACCACGGTCAAGTCGGTTATTAAACATCATACCGCCGATAATACCAGCTAAATTGCCTAATTGCGTTTGCCAGTCATTATCTTTAACTTGGATTACTTGCATTTATGCCTCCTAGAACGACTCTGCGTAAATACCTTCTGCTAAGAACATATTGTCATCAGTGTCTAATACTAATTCAAATACTTCTTCTTTATCTTCTGTATCAAGGATAAATTCGATACGTTCAAAACCATTTTCAGTTTCAACTTTATCACCTTCGGCAAGTTCAGATAATTCTTTACGACCATCAGGTGTATTGAATACTTCTGTATTTGTTGTTCTGAGTTTATGGTTATTAGTAACAAGTAAGAAGATACGTTGCATACCCATGTTTCTGTTTTCAGAAACGATTGCTTCACCATGACGTGTCTTAACTTTATCGCCTTCTTGAATAGAACCAATAGCTTGTTCACTACCATCAGCCATTGTTACCATTACGTAAGATGGGAAGCATGCGATAATAGAACCAGCTAAAGATAACGCACCACCTAAGAAACCACCGCTAGAAGATTGTGTAGCGAATGTTCTACCGTTGTTTAATTGACCTTGTGTTTGTAATGCTTGGTTTGTAGCTTGGTTTTGACCTTGTGCCAATGCCAAGGAATTTTGTACAGGAGCAAAGGATGCTTGATGTGCTTTTTGTGCGTATTCAATAGGTGTAGATGCGTATCTCATGCGTTGGTCAATTAAACCAGCTGCTGTTTTTAAGTTATTATCATAATCTTGAGACATTTGAGATGCAAAGTTTTTCTGCATATCATTTGTAGTTGTATTAAATCTGGAACTGTCAACAACACCACGTTGTGCCAAACTAGCTAAGTTTTTACCCATCGTATTTTCATACATACGGTTAAAGTAGTTTTGCTTAGCATTAGCAAATACGTCTGGTAAAATGCCTTGACTAAGAGGAGTAAATTCACTCTTAATTTGTTGCATTTCTGCTGTTTGGTCATTGTATAATTTTTGCCAATCAGGTGTTACGATATTGCTAATATTGTTTGTGCCGTAATTTACAAGTGCATCAATACTTGGTTGAATAGAGTTTAAGTATCTGCCTTGCATTGCAATTAACTGGCGTTCTTCTGGTGTTAGTTGGCGTTCATGGATAGTTGTTTTAGACTTACCCATTTATACCTCCTTTGTAAAGTAGTAATATGTACCGTTTTCGTTAGTGCGTTCTTCATATTCGCATTTAACTAATCTTGCATACGCTTTAGGATTACGTGTGTCGGTATACGATGCTACACGTTTTAATCCTAATTTTTTAGCCATAGCATGAATATGTTTCCACCCCTCAACAAGAGGGACACCACATCCAATATCAATCTCTAGCGTATCGTCTATAATACCAAAGGTAAGGAAGGAACCGTCTTCTCTTAACCATACTAGAGGATGAAATAGGTAATCCCAATCATCAAGGTAACTACGACCAACACGGTGTTGATATTCGTCAATATGTTTTTGTATATCAGCTGTAAGGGCTACCGCCATTTTTATGAGCTCCTTTCAAGAAGTCATTCTGGTCTCTACCCTTTCGACTCCTTGTTGATTTTCTCCTTCCACGTGCTGCTGAGGAGTCACTCACCATGCTTTCTCGTTCTAATACTATATCAAAAGAAATATATTTAAAGATAATAGGGTCGTCTGTTTCAAACCTAAAACGAAGAATTGGAGATAAAATTTGTGTCTTAAATTCACCTTGTAATTCTTTAGTGGTCCATTTGTGGGTAAGTTGTACATCATTAATATAAATATATCCACGACCATCGTTTTCTTCGGATTGAATGTCAATGTAAGTTCTATAAGCATTAAGGTTATGAGTATCTCTCATTTCCTTAGATTGAATAAGTTGATGAATGGAATAACCATTGTCAGTTGTATATTTAAAATCAAATTCGTAAATTGCACCATGAGTGTCATCTGTGTTCATGGCTACCAATACATGATATTGATTTTCACAAATTGATGTAACATTGTAAGGGAAAATCCATTTAGTATATCCACCAGTCCAGTAATGATATACAAACATTTCTCTACCGCATGCACCACTTACAACCATTTGTTTTGTTCTTCGCAAGTCGGAAATAAATGGTTTAGTAACATTGTTTTTAAGTTCTGGGTTGATGTTATCACCAATATCCATCACATTAAAGTTTGCATATACTTGAGAACTTTTAACAGATTTTAAACCACGTGTAGATACAAATACAATATCAGAGTTAATATTATCGCAAGCATGTCTGCTTACTACATCAGAGTTATTTGCTAGTAATGTAATAGACCACTCTTCTGGTTCGTTTTGAACGTCGTAAATATAGCCATTACTTTTAAATACTAATACGTCAGAAGCTAATTCAGCTATTGCAACAATGTCGCCACCATCACCGTAACCTACATTAACATCTTTACGTGCAGAAGCATCGTTACTGTTTTCATTCCAAGTATTTACATCGCCGATGGCAGAATAGATAAGTAAATCAGAGCCAGTTTTAGCTACTACTACACGAGAAGAACGTGTAAATACAATATCACAGTTAGGACTACCGTCAATTGTTTTAAGTGTTTGGTAGTTATATTCTTGTAGCTTAGAACCACTTGCAATAAGTAAAGAGCCTTTCCATTTACAACAAGAAGGGCGTTCCGCATCTCCATTAATTTTACCAATCAAGACTGGTTGTTTGCCAAATTCATATCTGTATACTTCTTTGTTTTTAAGAAATACGAAGAAATCATTCATTTCGTAGTCATTGTATACATGAGTAACAGGAGAATTGAAAGAAGCTAGAGGGGTACTTAAACCCCTCCGTGTTCTTAATTTACTACCTACTACATCGAATTCCATGTTTTCTAAGCGAACAACTTCATTATCTTTGATAAACTCAGGAGACTTGGCAATATTTATGCCACCAGTTAAATCATCTAATTTAACGGTAACAATTTTTTTAGTTTTGCCACGTTTTTGAGCCACATTGCCTCCTAACGTAATCCATATGATTTAAGAAATTCGAGCTTATCATCAGGAGTTTCACTGCGTTTTTTAATATATTGAGAATATCTACCCCAATCTTTGGAAGTTTTAAAACTATCATACGCAGAGTCTAACACAGAGATAATAAGTTTACCGTCTCTTGATGTATGGTTGTCGATTATAGCATCTGTGAATTGGCTTACTGGTATAGCTTGTGGAGTATCAAGCACAACCACTAATTCAGATTTAGTGGCTGAAAAATTTCTTGGAAGTACAGGGAATTCGTTTAAATCCTTTCCTAAATATATTCTTGTAGTTCCTTGAACAGCCTGTAAGGCAAACGCATATAAACTAACAATTTTAGGTAGTACGATTGTTCGTGTTGCGTCGGCACCTATTTGACTGTTTACTTTATTGAGTTCAGGTAAATATATTGTTTCGACACTCCCATTAAAAACAAGGTTTCCACAACTCTTTAATTTAGGTAGGTTTAAACTTTTGACAGTTGCTCCACTTAATATATCAACACATGAAACCAGATTAGGGGCAGAAAAATTATTTATAGTAGATAATTGAAATACTTGCCTAGACGGAATAGATACTATATTCGGTAATAACACATTATTAAATGTTATACCACTTCCAAAACCATCAGGGAGTGTAGTTGTAGTATCTTCCCAATTTATTTGTTTTGTTTTATATAAAATTGATTGTATTAAGTTTTGCTCATTAGTGCCTGAATTAATACGTTTGATTTCGTCAGAGAATTTAGAAAACTTCCTCTCTGATGTTATACCCTTTTCTGTAATAGCGGATGCAATACTATTTTTAGTATTCTCTAATTCTTGGAAACTTACAATAACGCTTTGAATATCCATAATACCTCCTAAGCATTTAATCTATCTACGGCTTGTTTTAAAAGTGTTAAGTCACTTTCATATTTAGCCTTAGAAATAAAATTATCATCAATCTCTTTTTTAGTATAAAGAGTTTTTGATACACTATCAAAATCTTTGGTAGTTAATACAGAGCGAGAATTAATGCCATCCCACCATGTTAAACGACTAGCGGAAAATGCCAAAGGTTTATCTTTATTACCAACTTCTACACCATTGCCACTAGACAGTTTAATCAAACTCCATTTAACACCAGATGTATCTTTACCAAGTAACGCTACATTATTTTCTAATGCAGGAACACTAGGAGGAGTATAGTTAATATTATTGAAATACTTTGTAATAGAACTGTGTTTATAAACTTCAACTTTACCATTGTTATTGGCAGTAAAGTATATATCGCCGTTCATAATTGCGAAGTCTTCGACCTCTAACGAAGTATTAACTTCCACATTATTTACTGTATTACTATAAGCATCAATAATGTAACTACCAACAGACATTACAACATTTTTACCGTTAAACAACGCACCGTTAGTATCTTGGCTAGTAGAAACAATAGGTACTGTTTCAGATTTAACAGATGCTCTACTTTCATTGTAATAGTTGATAGTACGCTGTTTAGAAGTGCCAGCATAAAGTATAGATACAAACTGGTTGGAAGTACCATCATAAGCTAAGTTAAATACTTTATTAGGGAATGTAACAGTACTTTCGATTACCATATTGGTATTCATCACAGTTACATTATTTGGGTTAGCAGCTCCATTTGTTACGTAGATTTTATCTTTATACGCACATAATGTATTACAATGTCCAAGTCTATCTTTATCAGAGAATGTTTGTTTAGAAAGCAATGTGGAAAAGTCTGTATTGTATTTATATAATACTTGCTTTGTGTTATCACCATTAACACAAGCGATAAAGAATGCATTTGCACTTTCACTGTATGTAAAGCCTTGACATTGATTTACTGTACTATCTAAAGGTACTTCAAATACCTTAACGATATTGGCAGAACTTTTAAAGAGGCGATTATCTTGTTTGCCTAGACTGTTGATAAAGTCTGTTTCTGTGCCTGTATTACCAGCTTCTAACCAAGACTGATACGCACTTTTACCAACATCACCTTTAGGACCTTTAATGTTGCCTAATTTAATTCTTGGCATTACTGACCTCCTTCCCAGAAACCAACGATATCTAAAATATAGCGTTTATTGGCACCTGCTACACCCCAACCTTTGATATTGCGTTGGTTAGGCTCTACGTACACGCTATTGTTATTGGCATCAACAGACACTTCAAGTAACCGCTTAGGAACAGGGGAATTATTAGGTAATGCACATAATACTCCACCATTACCAGAACCATTACCAGTAACTTTCATATCTAAGTGTAATTTACCAAAACCAGTAGCGGGATTATATTCAAGATACCCCCTACCATTACCGGGTGCCCCTGCTTGTGCAATACTCCACGTAATATCATACATTTTAGTTAAGCTAGTATTGACAGCATTAGGTGTAACTGCATTACTAGGAGCAAGGTTAGAGTAAGCAATGTCTACAAACAAATCACCATTTTCAGCTAGTGTAAATGTTAATTCTGGTTGCGTACCGTTATCGCCTTTATCCCCTTTTGGACCCGCAGGACCTGCTTCACCTTTTTGTCCTCGTTCACCAGTTTCACCTTTAGGTCCGATATTACCCTGTGGTCCTCGTGGTCCTACATTACCTTGTAAACCCTGTGGACCATCTACACCTCTAGGACCTTGAGGTCCTGTTGGACCTATTGGACCCTGTGGACCAATATCACCTTTATCACCCTTTACACCAGACATAGTAACTAGGTATTCCATTATATTGCCATTTTTAACGAATACTTTACCATTATCAGCGTCGTTAGAACGAACCATAACTAAACTGTATTCAGAAAATGTAGAAGCGTTGTTATGTACAGATGTTACAGATGGTTGGATAGAGCTGATTTTAAAAGGCTCCCCTCGTTCACCTCTTGGTCCTTGTAAACCAGTAGGACCGATTGGACCAATAGGACCTCTTTCCCCTTGAATACCACGAGGACCTTGAGGACCCATTCCACCACGTTCACCTTGAATACCTTGTAAACCTTGTGGACCAATAGGACCGGCTGGACCTACTGCACCCTGTGGACCCACTAAACCACGTTCTCCTGCGTCACCTTTCGGACCAGCTGGACCAGAAGGACCGATTGGACCTTGTAATCCTTGAGCACCATCTGCACCTCTAGGACCTGCTTGACCATCATTACCTTTAGGACCAATATTACCAGCAGGACCTTGTTCACCAGTTTCGCCTTTGTCCCCTTTAGGTCCTTTCAATCGTTCTAATTGTTCAGGTGTAAAGTCTTCAAACTTAAAATCTTTACCGTTTTTGCCATCTTTCCCATCACGATTGTGATTAATCGTAATATTAGGAGTAGAGGCTTGTATAATTTTAATAATTTTATCAGCCATATATACCTCCTAGTGGAAAGAAATGCCGGGGCTTACAATAAACTTACCTTGGACGATACGTTCTTTCCGTCCATTTACATTAGTTTGCTGAACATCGTAATAGTAAGAGTTCGTTTCGCCGTAGTAGTCGCCATCGGTATCAATATTACCAGTAACTTCAGAAGAAAAATTAATATTTAATACACCGTTAGGTGCGTCAGCAATTACACATGCTGCTTCTGCGATTACCTCTTGGCTCTCTGCTGTTTCTCTTACTTTACAAGCAAATGTATAGCCAGTAATATCAATCGGTGCATTCTTACCATCACTTACAATCATTTGCAAAGAATAGTCGTCGCCTTGATTGACGGTAATGTCATATACTGGTACAGTAGATTTAAACTTTGCCATTATTCAGCTCCTTTCCTTTCTTCATAAGTGCCTATGCCTGAATTATATTTAGAGTTGATTAATTTATTAGCAACTTGTGTCATAGGACCACCACCTGCCGCCATAGTAGCAAGTGTTTCGTAATGGTCCCATCTAGCATCAAAGAATACTAAGTAAATTGTAACACCAATAAATAGCAATACAAACAAGACAGAAATTGTACGAGTGAGGGATAAACCCCCATTCTCATACATTAACATTTCAATAACACGTTTCAAGATTTTATCACCTCTTTAGTGTCTTTGATAAATTGACGCAATGCCTTAAACCATTTAAAGGCTTCTGCGTCTAATTCATTTAATTTTTCAATAATAGATACAATCTCACATAACATCGGTGCTAACATAAATAGCATAGAGAGTAATGCATCTATTCTAAATCCCATAACAGGAACATCAGGTAATGACCATGCTGTAGCTGCTAGAGTGAAGAAAATAGGATATTCAAAAGACACCTTAGAGAATAAAGACTTACGGAATGCTTTACTTACTAAAAATCTTTTTGTTTTCCCATTCGAGAGAGTAACAGTTCCCCAGCCAAGGAATAACGCTTTAAACATATTCCATGCGGTACATTCTTTACCAACTGCTTTGTTGTATTCAACAAGTTCAATTACAAACCGTAATAGAATATCTATCAATAATAGAATTGTTACGGCTAAAATACAGAAAATAATATCATAGACAGCATTATCTGGTGCACTATGATACAAATAGGAAAGAATGCTATCCTTTGGAGGGGGCAGCATTATTTCAATCATTAGACCTCCTTACCAAAAAGCAATTATAAGAACATCGGCTTCTCCATACTTACCATAATATCCGTCATTGATAAAATAGAAGAAATATCCCTCACGTGTGACACCACACCCTTGGAATGTTTGCATTTGGTTTTGCATTTTTTCGATAATAAAAGGTTGAGGGAACGGAGCAGGATTTTCCAGAAAAAATACACGACCATTTAAAGGCTCTCCATGTAACCAATGACCAGACTCTAAATCTTTCATTTTATTGCCATCTGGTCTTTCATTCCAGTATGTAGAGTATTTATTATTGAAGTCATGAATTCTATCTATATTTTCATCGCTAAAATATCTACCACCTTGCTCGTAAACTTTTTCTGGTTTCATCTTATGGTTAGTTATATAAATTAAACAACGGTCATAACTATATCCTTTTGGTAACTCAATCCTTTCTCCGCTTCTCACATGCTTATTTACAAATTGTGTATTTTTTAATTGTTGACCTTCAGAGTATATACTACTAGCATCGATACGAGAACCAGTAATATTAGCACCCCTGATATCCCCATTACTAGATACTAAGAATGAGCCTGCTTCATTTCTAATAGTAGAACCAACAATAGTACCACCAGTAATCGTACCACCAGTTAAGTCGCCGACATTAGCAGTAATAGAAGATAACTTATCTACGTTCATTTTAGTAGCATCAACGGCACCTGCCTTAATTTTATTTGCATCGATAGCACCTGCTTGGATTTTATCACCACTAATACTATTACCTGCAATCTTGTCGCCAGTAATAGCCCCTGCTACAACTTTATCACTTGTTACGGAACCAGATTTAATCTTTTCAGCCGTAACTGCGTCCGTAGCTATTTGATTAGACGTTACAGAACCCGCTTTAATCTTGTCGGTAGTTACTGCATTACCTGCAATTTTGTCGCCTGTAATGGCATTTGCCACCAACTTATCAGTAGTAATAGCACCGTCTGCAATCTTAGTGCCAACAATAGCTTTATCACCAATATGCTTGGCAACGATTACACCATTATCAAACACAGTCTGACCAGTAATATGAATATACTTACCAGAAATACTAACTGTATCTGGAGCTAAATTAATACGAGATACAATCTCTTGACCAGTTAATTTATCAACGCCTGCTTTAACTTTAACTTCGATACTATTAGCAACTTGTGTAATGCTAGTTTGTAAATTATTAAAGTTATTCGATACAGTTGAATTAATAGCGTTAGCCGTAGCAGTCAATCTGCTTTCAGCAGTATCTTTAGCATCTTTAACTTTGGCATCAATAATACCATTAATAGAAGTTAGTGATGTTTGTAATCCACCAATCTTCTTATCAATTTCTTTTCTGGCATTGTTGATATCAGTAATACCTTGGTTGATAGCATTGATGCCCAACTTTTCTTTATTGAGCATTTCGATTGGTATTTCTTCGATAGTACTAATAGTTACTGGGTCAGCCATTTCGCCATTACCAAAAATATCAGTGTAGCAAACCTTAACAGTGTAAGTGCCAGTAGAACAGAGGTAATTAAGACTGTTGTCCACCACAAAGTTTTCTTCATTATTAACATAGACAATAGCTCCTGTACAATCTTCTGGAATACTAGCAAAGGTAATATTAAGACCTTCAATTACTGGCTTAACGGTAAATTGTGTTGGTTTGGCTGGTACCGCTTTACTATAATTTACTTTAGCAGGTACTGAATAGGAATTACCAACACCTTTGTTATAGATATAACCAGTGCCAACACGTGTATATGGTTTAGCAGTAGAATGCCAATCGGTAGTTAAATCTAATCGGTTATGTTCTTCACCAACATGTTCATCTAAACGTAGTTCCGTCCATTGGTAATCGTTCTGCGGTTTCTGTTTCCACGACCAATAAGCACCACGCTTATCAAATACAACAGTTGCTTCATATGGAGCATCAGGTACATGAGTTTGTTCTGATACATAGTAGTAAGTAACAGGTGCTCTAGCTTTCTCAGAAAGGGCATTACGAATATCTCTACCACGAATTATAAATTCGTATTTTTTACCAATCTCTACGTTTGGTATTGTAAAGATATTTGTTTTGCCTGTATCGTAGTGTTGATGGACTTGTTTATCCGTAAATGTATCTACTGTATCGTGGAAATCACCAACTTTAACATCTATACTTACGCCTGCATATTGTTTAATAGGAGTGCTGTCCCACTTCAAAATTAGAGATACACTCCCATTAACTGAGCGTTCATCTATGGTAATATTACGGACTTGTTCAGATATAGTATCAGGGTTATCAGCAATACCATTCCAAATCTTTGTAGCTTCATTAATTTGGTCTTCTAAAGAAGCCTTAATATCGTTTAAATACCCTTTAAGCAAGGAGATAAATTTACGACCATCACCATTTATCGTAGATGGTAGGTTATTCTGTTTGTCCATTTATCCTCCTATAAATAATTAATAATAGCCTCCACAAAATCTTGTTCTACAGTCATATCGAATTCATGATTACTCATTGCAAATACGATTGTTAATTGAGCAAGGATATTAGGGAATGCTTCATTTGTCCACGGCAATTCATCATTAACTGTATTTACGAATTTAGGTCGTCTATAATATCTAGCCGTGTATGGTAGTTCACCATAACATTTAATCTTTTTACCACTCTCAATTAATTGTAATGGAGCTTGATTTGTAGCTTTGTACCAATCATCTGGAGTTGGCGTAATTTCATCTGTAAATGTATGGTCTCCAATTACCTCATAATAGTTATTGTCAATCAGTACGTGCCACATGAAATTAATTGCATCGTTAAAGTATGCAATCAATTCATCGTCATCATACCCACTTTCAATACTATCAGATAAGCGGTTTCGTAATGCCGCTTTATTCATTAATTCTTTTACTGTCATATTACCTCCTAGCCTTGGTCAGCTGGTGTAGTATTGCTATTTTGCCCTTCTTTTTCAAGTGAAGGTTTAGCTTCATATAACAAGAATTGCAATAATTGTTTATTAAACATTACACGTTTGAATGGAATTTCATCTTCCAAACCTTTAACANCAGCTGGTGTAGTATTGCTATTTTGTCCTTCCTTTTCAAGAGAAGGTTTAGCTTCATATAACAAGAATTGTAATAATTGTTTATTAAACATGACACGCTTGAATGGAATTTCATCTTCCAAGCTTTTAACGTGAGGCATAGCTACGTAATAAACAATTTCAAGTTCCCCATCAAACTCTGGGTCAAGATGTTTCATAATAGGACCGTCAGTGCGGTATTCAAATTCCACAGGGAATTGACCTTGAAACGCAATGAA